CCGACGCATAGATTTGACATGATTGTGAATAGTAATCTGTCTGCACCTAGCGTTACTTATCCTATATTTAAAAGAGAGGGAGATAAGATGATAGTAAGACCTGTAAGTATACATATAACAGGGTACGATTCAGTAAATGTTATTGCTAACTACATAAGAAAACCTTTAGATCCTCACTGGGGATATAATACTATTAACTCCGACCCTGTATATAATTCAGACAGTTCTGTGGATTTTGAAATATCCGAAGAAGATGAAACTGATTTAGTTATAAAAATATGCAAGTATTCTGGATTGAGTATACGAGAGGCCGATGTTGTACAAGTAACTAGCCAACAAGAGCAGTTAGAATATCAAAAACAAAATTCATAACACATGCCAATTATAGGAACAAACATTACACAACAGCAATATTATCAAAATGACGGTAACAATCCCACTAATGAAAACTGGGGAACTTATCAATATCTTTTGTTGTCGGATATTATAAATAACTTTTTAGTTACTTATGTTGGAGACGATAAGGTGATAAATAAGATTGATAGAAATGAAATAATATTTCACGCAAAAAGAGGGTTACAAGAATTACATTATGACGTACTTAGAGAAGTAGTTGGTTTTGAAGCACAAATTCCAGACACTTTAAAAATGCATTTACCTCATGATTTCGTTAGCCTGGTTAAAATATCTTATGTAGGTAGTGATGGATTAACTCACCCTATAAATCAAAATTTCAACTCGAAAATAACAAAGTCGTATCTGCAAGATAATTCTGCTCAAAGAAACATATTGACTGATTCTGATGGAAACGCTTTAACAGGTACTCCTGTAATAGAAACTAACTGGAAAAACCAACCTCAACAAGGACTAGGAGGCACACACAGAGGCTCTAAGGGACAAAGATACGGTTTAGACACTTCTACCTCAAATGGAAACGGAAGTTACCTTATTGATAAAAATTCTGGAACTATAATGTTCAGTACAGATTTACATGGACAGAATGTTATTATAGAGTATGTTTCAGATGGATTGTATTCTTCTGCAGATAATGAGATAAAAGTTCACAAATTAGCAGAAACATTTATGTATGATTACATTTTTTCAAATGTATGTAAGCAGAAATTTGGAATACAAGAGTTTATTGTTAGAAGAGCAACAAAACAATCTTCAGCTTCATTAAGAAATGCAAAAATAAGGTTAAATTCTATTAAATTAAATGAACTAACTCAAACTTTAAGAGGGAGAGATAAGTGGATAAAGTAATATGAAGATACAAAATTTATTTTCTACAGGAAAAATGAATAAGGATGTTGATGAACGTCTTATTCAAAATGGAGAGTATGTAGACGCTCTAAATATTCGTGTTTTAAACACTGCAGGCGGTGATAGTGGGGCAATAGAAAATGAAAAAGGTAATGTTAAGCTTACCAATATAAATCTTAGCAATTCACCTGAATGCATTGGTTCTGTAGCAAATGAGTCTAAAGAAAAAATATACTGGTTTATTGTTAATGATCTAGGCTATTCATATATTTATGAATATGATAGAATTAATGATATAACTTCAAATATTCTTACAGACGAAAGATCTGGAGATAATCAAGTTTTAAAATTTAGTAAAGATTACAAAATTACAGGCGTCAATGTTATATTCAATAACTCAAAGAAAAGCAACTTAATACTTTGGACAGATGGATTGAATCAGCCAAGAATGATTGATATTAAGAGAGCAAAGTCTTATGGATTAAATAATTTTTATGAAGATGATATTTCTTTATATAAAAAACCTCCAAAAAAATCTCCTACTGTAACTCCTTTTAATAGTTTAGTAACATCTGAGAACGCAGTAAGAGAAAACTTTTTTGCTTTTGGATATAGATATAGATATCTAGACGGAGGATATTCTGCATCTTCATCTTTTAGTTACTTTCAATTCACTCCAGAAGACTTCTCTTTAGACTTTGCGTCTATGGAGAATAAAGGAATGTTAAATATTTTCAATGGATATAGAATAAGTTACGAAAGTGGAGACCATAGGGTTACAGATGTTCAGCTTCTTTTTAAATATCCAACAGAGCCAACTATTTATGTTATTGACAGTATTAATAAAAAAGAAAGTAGCATACCACACAATAGCGCTCAAACTTATGAGTTTGTAAATAAAAAAATATACAAAACCTTACCTCAAGATGAGGTTTTTAGAGTATTTGATGATGTGCCTTTAACCGCAAAATCACAAGATTTCATAAATGACAGGGTTGTTTTTGGAAACACAACTTCTCAATATGATGTTGTAGAGGAAATAGGTTCTAATGATAAAATTAAAATAGACTATACTGTTGATTTAATTTCTAAAGATCAAGATGGTGACAAGAAGCCTGGTGAATTATCAACAAGTGATACAAAAATAATTTTTGATTTTACTGGAGAAAATTTATTACAGGGGTATACTATTACAGCAAACTTTTCTATGAAATCAGATGCAGAAGGAACTTCTCCTGATCTCTATTTTAACGGAAGAGCTGTTTGTCAGTCCGCTTTTGTGTTATCTCAGGATTATGCAACTGTGTCAGACATGGTGCAATCAGCAGAGTTTATTAGTTTTTTAGGATCTCTTTCATCTGTATTTTCAAGTGTAGTAAACACTACGAGTCCGCAACACACAACTTTAGTAACATACGGTTCTTTTTCTTTGGATACATCTACCTCTACATCGTTTACTATTTTGGCTCCATCAATAACTCATCAAGTAGATACAACTCCATTAGATACAACAGATAATGTTTTTACAAATGAAATAGAAAACTTTAAGTTTGAGGATGGATCTCATGTAAGAATAAGAGAATCAGTTAGTAACATCTCTTTAAAATCATTAAGGAGTTATGAAGTTGGATTGGTTTATTTAGACGAGTATGGTAGATATTCAAGCATTTTACTTCCTAAAGAGTCAATCGGAACCACTTCAAATGAGGTTTTTGTGCCTATAAGTAATAGTGTAAAGTTAAATAAGTTGAGGTTATCTATATCAAACAATCCTCCTTATTGGGCTGACAGATATAAATACTTTATTAAAGTAAACAAAGACTCTCACTATAACATATATGCAACTATTTTTTATGAAGACGGATTATATCGTTGGGTTTTACTACAGGGAAATAATTTAGGTAAAGTTGAAGCTGGACAAACACTTATAGTAAAATCTGATGACACAGGGCCTCTAAGTAAAGAGGTTAAATGCAAGGTTTTAGATGTAACAACAAAAAATGGTGCAGATGAGGAGATAGACGGAGAAGGTTGGATTCCAGGAAATCAAGACGGTATTGGAGAGCCACTTGTAGAAAGAGCTGGTACATATATGAAAATAAGACCTAATGGTTTTCAAATGGATTTTAATCCAAATAATTTTATAGAGTACAGAACTAAAAGAAGAGCTGGAGGAGGTTTTTTAAACACCTGGTCTGGAACAAATACGGTTTATTTACCAAAAGGGCCTCATGAAGGCATAAGTGGAGCGCTTTTGCTTGCAAACGGACTTCTTAATGAAGGAATCTTACAAAGATTAAATCCAGCAGATAACACATGGGTAAATCAAGATTTAACAACAGGTAGTTCAATAAAACTAGAGTTGGTTTATAGTGAAAGTGACGGAGATCCTAATTTTAATTATTTTAAAGAATGGACTTCAAATGGAGATTATGTAACAACAGCAACAGATAATGCGTTTGGGTTGTTTTTAAAAAATGAAACAGATTTTACCTATGAAAGTGTAACTGTAAGCGGAGGTGTTAACGGAACAAGGTTTACTATACCTTCTCTTAATGATCAAGATGAAAACTTTAAACTAGACATATATAAAACAAGTCAAGGATATGGAGCTCTTGGCAGATGGATGATCAGAGTTCAGCCTAGTGAAGGCACTGCAACTTTTGAAAATTCAACACTAGAGGCGAATATAGATATAGTTTTAGTAACAACTTTAGCTATATTTGAAACAGAGCCTGTAGATTTAGATGATGATATTTATTATGAAACAGAGGAGACTTTTGAAATATCTAACGGCTTACACAAAGGTAATCATCAAGACCAAACCTCAACACAACCTGCTGTAAGTAACTTAGGTTTTGGTAATTGTTTTAGTTTTGGTAATGGCGTCGAATCAATGAGAGTTTTAGATGATAGATTTAAAGCTAAAATAGATGTAAAGTCGAGACCAAATATTGCCATTATAGAAGGGTATGAAAGAAAGGAAGATAAAACAAAGTTAATTTATAGTGGCTCATTTAACGAGAACACAGGATATAATACTTTAAACGAGTTTAATTCTAGTAGAGGAATTACTAAATATATGGATTCAAAATACGGGTCTATACAAAAAATATTTGCTAGAGAGTCTGACCTTGTAATATTTCAAGAAGATAGAGTTTCTAAAGTTTTATATGGGAAGAATATATTATCTAGTCCTGACGGAAGCGGAAGTTTATCGCAAATAGAAAAAGTATTAGGTCAAGACGTTCCTTTTTCAGGAGAATATGGAATATCATTGAATCCAGAGTCTTTTTCAAACTACGAAGGTAGGTTGTATTTTGCTGATCCAAACAGAGGAGCTGTTTTAAGATTAGGCAATGATGGAATTACACCTATATCTTATTTAGGAATGAAGGCTTTTTTCAAAGACAAACTTTATAACAATAAATCTTATTACAATATAGGAGGATATGACCCAAAATATCATCAGTATGTTTTATCTATGGGTAACGATCAAGTTCCACAAGATACGTTAGAACTTGACTGTGCTTCTTCTTTCACAAGAGTAATAACAGGAAGTGCATTTTCATATAACTTGAACGTGGGTTCTTTTTCAGGCGTTACAACTATAGCATACACAACATCATCTAGTATAAATATTGTAATTGTTTATAATGGAGTCACATACACAAACAACAACCTAACAGGAACGGGTCAAGTTACTTTTAATGTAACTTCTTCTGACTTAGATGTGACAAATATCGCTTCAGTTTCAATAACTTCTAGCTCTAGTGCAACAGTTAGTATTGCGCACACTTGTCCTGTTCCAGACACTTTAGAAGTTGTTTTAGTTGTTGTAAATGACTCAACAGAGGCATCTCAAACAATTATAAACAGATATAAGCATAATGGAGCTCAAGGAGATATTTATAATTCAAACTTAGATATTTTTGAGGAAGATGAACTTACTAGATATGAAGTTATAACAGGATATGAGGGCACGGATGTAATACCAGATAATGGGGATACTGTAACAATATCTTCACTAAAGCAAATAGGCACACATTCAGGATCTTTTAACGTTTGTAATAGCTTAGGTTATTTAGTTTCTGCAGCTTCTGGATTGAGTGTTCAAAATATTATAGACCAGGCAACATATCCAACTGTGACTACTTCAACTACTTCTAGTATTGAAGAAAGTACTGTTAATTTTCAATTTAATAGAACAAATACAAGTCAAAAACTATATTTAGTATGGAACTATATAGATTCTTTACCTGTATTAACAGATGATAGCGTTACTGGAATTACAAACGGTGGAAGCAGTGTTATAAATGTTGTAGCAAACGACTCTATACCTTCGCCATATACTTTAAGTATTGGAACGCAGCCTTCTTACGGAACAGCTGTAGTTAACTCAAACAATACTATAACATACAATCACACAGAAGGAAACAACTTAAATGATAGTTTTACTTATGTAGTTAGTAGAGGTGGAGGATGTGAAGCAACTGCAACGGTCACAACTCAGGCATTAGCAATATCTGTAGATACTTACATATACATATACTTTGATGACTCAGGTTCTATGGCAACAACTGAAACAGAGCTTCAAACACTTAGGACTGGAGCTTTAAAAGGAACTTTACAGGACTTGTATGCAACTGGAGGAACAGAATCTAGTGGGAACACAAACAACGCAACAAATGGTAGTGACGAATACGATGATAAGGTTACTATTGTTTATGGAGCAGGTTCTTCAGGTAGCTGGCAAAACGAAAGAACTTTTGCTGCTTTAGGAGATAATGATGTAAATGATTTTATATCTACATCAACGCATAACGATTTTCCGTCAGACGCTAGTAATGTGATTGTGATTGTTTTTCAAGACGAGTCATCTCCCTATAATGCGAGTGGAAGCGGAAATACAGCACCATCAAGAACAGCAACATACGATACAGACATAGCTGACTTGAGATCAAGAGTTACTTCTTTAAATTCATCTAACAGTGGATTTTATAGAGGTATATTAATGGAAGTACAAGGTTATACGCAGTTTAACGCGTTTATTGATGCTGTAATAGGAGGCACAGGAAATTATTCTGGAACAAACGGATTGTCAGATTTAGTTTCTGGTTCATCACCTACATTTAATTTCGTTCAAAACGTAGAGGAAAGTGATAATAATGACGCAAATGCTCCTCTTAAACCATCACCATACACAGGTAATTTTGATCAATGGCAATATTATTACTTGTATTTAATAACTGATTCACTTAACACACTAGGATTCTCTCCATCGCCAGGAGCATGGCCTATAGTAATAGACGATTAATATGGGATTACAATCTGGAGAAAGAACAATAACATTTGATGAGGTTTATAACGCATGGACTTCTTTTCACTCATACGAACCTGAGTGGATGGAAAGACTAGGGACTAATTTTTATACTTTTAAAAACGGGGAGCTTTATATTCATGATGAAAATGAAACTAGAACGAACTTTTACGGGAGCTCTAATGGTTGTAGCGTTACTTACTCATCAAACAAAAACCCTTCTGACGTAAAAGCATTTAAATCTATTTCTTTAGAGTCAAATTCAAGTAATTGGTATGCTACAGTAATCTCAGATCTTGAGTCTGGAAACATAGGGACTACATCTAATCTTAAATTTAAAGATAAAGAAGGTTTCAAATATGGATACATTAGAAGATATGTAACTAATAAATTAGACTTTAACAAACTATCTATAGTTGGTATTGGAAACTTACAATCCGTGCCAGGAACCAATCAATATGAATTCACTAAAAACATACCTAATCAAGTTTCTTTTAATGGTGCTGATGGAGTTGGTGGAGATGAATTATTTTTTAATGACGGTACAACTAAATTAGTTGGGGTTATTAATAGCTTTCAAGATAATGTTATAACTACAGTTTCTACTACTAATTTACCACAAGCAGATGATTTTTGTTTTGTTGTTAAAAATGCAGAATCTGAATCTTTTGGTGTAAGAGGGTATAGTAGCACTATAAAATTAATAAATGACTCTACTTCATTTGTAGAATTGTTTGCTGCGAACACAGAGGTCTTCAAGAGCTATATGTAAATTTTGTATATTTGTAAAAATTAAAGTAATATGGCAATACTTAGTGCAATTGGAATGGGTTTAGGAGTAGTTAACTCTGGATTACAGTTTCTAGAAGGTAGTAAAATAAAAAGCCAAGCTAATCATGGTTTAGCTAAATTTCAACATCAAGAACTTACCAACCTAGCAGAGAACTTAAAACCATCTCTTGAGGCTGAACGACAAATGCAAACCGCTGCTTCAAAGCAAAGGGCTGCTGTTGTAGATGTAGCTGGAGGAATGGATGCTGCACAGGCTATGGCTATGACTTCTGCTGGTCTAGGAGCTACAGGTGACTTAGAAATGAAAGCTTTTTCTAGTATATTAGATAAAGAATATCAAGCCGATGTATCTCGTGTTCAAGAAGAACAAACTATGAGGAGTATGGTTGAGAAAAGAAAAATGGAAGAGTTGTCTTCTTTAAGGGCTCAAAAAATGGCTGGTATGCAGATGCAAACTAGTGCAATGAAAGACTTAGGAGGAATGGCTCTTGGGGCTGGTTTGGCTTCAGATAAATTAGCTGCCTCACAAGGTAAAGCTACAAGTTTATTTGGAAAAGCAGGAGCAACAGGAACAGGAATTAATCCTATTACTGGAAAACCATATTAATAAAAAATAAAATATGTCATACGGAGGAGGTACTGTAACACAACCAATATTAGGTGGGTTTGACGACCTAACTAAAATGCTACTTCAAGGTAGCTCAGAGATTGCACAAATAAACTTACAGGTAGATAAAAAAAGAAATGAACAAATGTCAGATCTAACTGAGCAAATCAGTAAGATTACAGCTACAAGTATTACTCAGCACGACAAAATTATACAACATGCAGCTAGGGATAGGGTTAATAGACTAGCTGCTGGTTTTGAAGCCACGAAAAGAGGTGAGATGACTTTAAGTCAAAATGCTGCTCAAAAAGGTCAATATCAAACAGAAATGGCTATGTTAGCTAACATGTCTAAATTACAAGACGAAAATTTAAAAAACGTCTATAAAGGTATTGAGGATGGTAAATTTGATAGTATTTCAGGAGACCAAGCAAATACTTTTTGGTATAACAATCTAGGTGACAAGAAAGACGTTTACTTATCACCAGCTGTTAACCCAGATGGATCTCCTAAAATTATAGGCGGAAAACAACAGTACGTTCGGAGACCTTCTATTGAAGGCTTGCAAGTTCAAGATATTAATGGAGTTTTAAATGTTGTTAAAATAAAAGAAGTTCCTAAAAGAGATAAAAATGGTGATCCTGTAATAGTAGATGGAGTTGTACAAACAATAAACAAAACCTTTTATCAACCCTTAACAGAGGCTTTAGACCCAAGTAAAAAATATGTAAAAAAATACGACTTAACAAAAGACGTTAAAGACTTTCAGTCTATTACTGGAACTAGAGTTAATTTTGTAGATAAAAGCGGAAATGCAGTTGACCCTCCTATTTCTTATTCAGGTAAAACTGCTGGTGGAGATTTAATTAGTGGATACACAATAGCGCCACAGACTTTTCCAGACATGATTAGTAGTATAGAAAGTAGTATTGAAGGCACATCAGATGATGATGTTATTTCTATAATTCATTCTTACATGGGAGGTAAAGCAGATTTTCAACCTGATTATGAGCCGCCAAGAACCGCAAAAAAAACTAATGAAAGCATGATGATGGACATCGTTGTGGGTGGAGAAACAACTACATTACCAAGATATTTTGACAAGAATGGAAATGTTTTAAAATTTACATCTGATCCTTTAGATTTACAGACAGATTCAAGAGGTAAAATACAAGTAACAGAAGAGCAAAGAGACTTAGCAAAAGCTTTTAAGCGTGGTAAAATGTTAACTTCCTTCAATGTTACTTATAAAGACTATAGAGATCACATTAATGAAACTTCAGGCTCTAAAACACCTCCTACTGGTATTTCTTATGCAGCTGCAACTTATGCTAGTCAGGTTCCTGAGATTGGCGCTGATGGAATTCCAACTGGGAAAGTACTTTCAATAAACAATAATACTCCGATTGATCAATCTTATATACAGAGCAAAATAAATATTGTAGCAACAGGTAGAAACGAGTTTTCTACTGGAAAAAATGTAAGTGCAAACGCTACAAGAGGTCTTATAGGGAAGTTTAATCAAGGTATTGCGTTAGGATCAGCAAAAGGATTAGCAGGCTCAATGGAGATGTTGAACGATAGATCTGAAGATGTAATAGGAGGTTTTAGTATTGTATCGCAAGGAAAAGGCAATAAACCAGGTGGAGATGTTATAAGTAAAATAACTCAAGATCTAAAAGGGACTACTGTTAGTGGAGGAAAATTAACATCAGTTAGTAATGTTCTTTTCTTTGAACGAGGAGTTGAAAAGGTACTAAATGAAAATAATGAAGAGGTCGCAGGAGATCTGCTTGCTCCAATGGTTGTTATACAAGGAAAAATAGACTTAGCTTCAACAACGTTAAGTGATTCACTACTATCAAAACAAGGTGGTTCAACCGCTATGTCTACAAAACAAGCAATAGCTGTAGATGATTTTTATATTGTTGATTCAGGAGAATTACGTAGTTTATATACAAAGCTTTGGGAACAAGGGAATGAAGACGGTTCTTTCCGAAAAGTTTTAGAAAATGAAGGATATAATATAAAAGGTATAATGAAAGGCGGGACTAAACCTGATTTGTTAGGAGCGTTTGAAGCATACACAAATATAATAAATAACTAATGATTGTGAAAAACGATACACCAATATCAGAAGACCCAAAGCAAACCATTGAAGGTAATGCTATGGTTCCAGAAAACAATGTTCAGGTTAAAGATCCACAAGACCCAAAGGATCCAAAACCTGCTGTAAATAAAGATAAAGTTTATTCATATTTAGTTTCTTTATACGACAATGCTGGTAAGAGATATAATAAAAACAAATTAAAAAGCATATCTTCTGCTACAAATCTAAGATATTGGATTGACTTTGCACACAAGAAAACTGGGCAAAAAAAACTAGATGATAATGGTTATAAAAAACTAAGTTTATCATGGACTGATGTCAAAGAGGTTGAAAAAAAAAATCAAAACCACACTTTACAGCAATCAATTCCACAAAATGCAGTTGCGACAACACCTACAGGTACGGGTTCTCCATCCATATTGGAAAGTTCACCTACCACATTGGTGCCTCAAGACCCAAATAATATAACTCAAGTACCTCAACCAAAGGTAGACGAATATTACACTGAAAAATTAGACGAAAGAACTAGCGTAATTCCAATTCTAAAGCAGCTCCCTAGGGATTTTTTAAAAATGGAAGAAGCGGATGCTGAGGTGAAGTTTAATGAGATTCTAGGAGATTTCGGATATTCTGCATCAGAGAGCAATATAGGCTCTAACGCTCTTAATATAACGAGACCAGACGGAACTCAGTTTGAAATAAAACTAATGTCTGAACAAGGAATTGGTGTGGGTCAACTAGGAGCTCTTATAAATAAAACTTTTAAAGGAGAAGAAAAAGTAAACCAAAGAGTCAATGTAAAGCACAATAAATTTGTAATGGATTTAGCTCTAGGTAAATCAAACTTAGTTGGAGTTATATCTAATTACATAGATGAAAATCCTTTTGGTGTTAACGATGCTATGAAGCGATATTCTTTTCAAATGAATCAACCAGAAGAAGAGGATTTGAGATTCTTATCAAAAGCTTTAACTGGTGAAGAAAACTCCAACATATTTAAAACTTCTAAAGGTTTTAATTCAACCCTTTTTATAAATTCAATTAAGCAGTTAAAGCGTAACTTAACTCCAGCTTATAATGATATTATAAAGAAAGAAAAAGATTATAAGGATTCTGTTATATCTTCTACTTTAGCCTCTACTAAAACAGGCAATCTTAGGTTACCAGAAAATCCAGACGATTCTTTAACAGAAGAAGAACTTAAAAGTAATATAAAGATAAAGTCAACTCTAGGTAGGATAGATGATATCTTAAAAAAATATGAGCAAAGCAAAAGAAACACCTCTAAGATATTAGGTAAATCTTTAAAAAGAAGTGATAAGTTGGCTCAAATAGATCTTAGTAACGAAGAACAAATAAGTGATTTAATATCTAGTGGATTGGACATGCTTGACATGCCTCTACCATCGTTATTAATAAACGATAAACAAGCTTCTTTTCAAGACGTATATGATTTAATATCAAGACCAAAAGAGCTTGGTTACATACAAAGAGGTGAAATAAGAGTTTCTATTGATGACAGCGTAGATGTTGGTGTGTTTAATGATTTAGTAAAAAAACTTAAAGTAACTCAAGAAAGAAATACTGCTTTTTTAGATGAAGGAAACCCTAGGTTAAATTCATTTTTTAGAGGTCTTGCTGATGTTCCACAAGGTATTTACGCTCACACGTTGGATATACTAAGTAACTTTGGTGTAGCATTACAAGATACACTTGAAATGTTTGGAGTTTCTCCAGAAGTTGCTGAGTATGTTATTTTTAATCAAACGGGTGTTTATTTGCCTGGAGCAAAAGGATCTCCAGGAATGAGTACTCCTCGCGCTTCAATGCCTACAAAAAAAGAGGTTGAAGAAGCAATGAGTTTACTTCCTGAATACAACGGATCTATATCCGATTCAAGAGGTGTTGGAGAGTTTTTATCATATGGTATGCAAGGTTTTACATCTTCTGTTCCTTATATAGCTTCATTTATGGCTAATCCTGGACTTGGCTTAGGTGTTACTTTTGGTAGCACTTATGGAGCAAGTATAGAAGAGGCAAGAGAAGCTAGAAAATCTGCAAGAGAAGCTGAGTCGGCTGGAATTGTTTTAACAGAAAAGCAAAAAGATTTATTAGAGATGTCTAGTGCTAGAGCAAGGGGATATGCCCTTGCTAAAGCAGGTGGAGAAACTCTAATAACTGCGGCATTTACTGCTAAATACTTTAAACAGTTGAGGCTTGCAAACGGAATGAAAAACGTTTCAAAAACACAAGAATCATCTCAACAACTTGCTTCTGCATTTGCAGATCAAAACAGAAAAGGATTAATAGCTGCTTTTTCTAGATACACAGGGTTAAGCCCTAAAGTTATTGCAAACGAAGTTCCAGAAGAGCAATTTATTGCTTACACAGGATATCTTACAGACGTTCTTTTTGGTTTTAAAGAATACGATAATAAAACCGCAATGAAACTTGCTGCAGATGCTGGATTAAACTCTTTGTTTAGTTCTTCTGGTATGAGTATGGCTAGTAAAGCTATGTCTAAAAACGTTAACAATATAGCTGATGAAGTTATAAACAGAAAAATAACTCTTGATGGAGAAATGCAAGCTGTTGTAAATAAGATTGAGTCGGATGCAAGAGTGGGTAATCTTGAAGATAGTGGTGAGCTTTCTGACAGCCCTAAGTTTAAAATTGCAATAGAGATGCAGAGAAAAGCAGATGACGCTATTTTATCATTTGAGAAAAGAAAAAAAGAACTTGTTAGTCAAATGACACCTTCCCATAAGGCAACTTTTTTACAAGGTATTGCTGACTTAGAAGCTTTGCAAGGGCAAATAAACGACTCTGAAACAGAGCCAGAGCTTATTAATTCAGCTCAAGCTAAAATAGAAGACATGAAGTTTAAATTGAAAAGAATTTTAGCTTCATATCCTAGTGAGTTGAGTTATTATTTCTTAACTAAAAACCAACAATCAGCTTTAACTGAAAAGGCTCTTGAACAATTATCTAAAGAAAAAGAAGGTGAAACTTTTAGCCTTACAAGTGAAGATTCTGAAGTAATTAAAAGAGCTGCTGAGATATACAAAAAAGAGGTTTTAGAAAATATGCGTGATACACCTGATGACATAGGTGTTTCTGGATATTTTAACGAACATATTTATTATGATGATTTAGAAATTGATGTGGATGAAAATTATGATCCTACTGATTTTAACTTAGCTCAAGAAATAATATTATTAAACAAACCTGATGCTGTAGAAACTTTATTAGAAGGTGATTCTCCTGGGGTTCAGGATCTAGAGAAAGCAAGGGAGAAAGAATTGCAATCTCTTAATGATTTAAAAATACAGGATTTAAAAACTAAAGCTTCTGAAAAATTTGGATCATTAGAGGAGTCTAAATCAAAACTATTAGAAGAATATAAAGATAACCCTGGTGTCATCTCTAAAGAAGAAAGTGATGTTATTGCTTTTATGATTAATAATCTTTACGATGTAAATCCAGGAAGTAATCCCTATGTAGACATAAAAGAATGGAGTGATTCTGAAATATCAGAATTAAACTTAAAAAACAATAAGTTAATAGAAGCAATTAAATATAATTTTCCAAATTTAACAAAAAAACAACTTACTGATATCTTAGGCTCTGTTAATGAAAGAATTTTTTTAGAGCACAAAGGCGCTTTGTTGGCAGAATCAGAAGGATCTTCTGGACTTCCTAATAATATGGCTGAATTGCAAGCAGAAAAAATAAACGAAAAATACGATAAGTTAATAGCAGAAAGCCAAGAAAAGAAAAGCGATGAACAAATACGTCAAGAAGAAGAGGATTCATTTAGACAGAATGCTAATATTTATAGAATTAAACAATTAAACTTATCTCAAAATTTTTATGAAGGTTTAGATGCGAATGGTAAAACTATAATTAAAAAATTCTTTACAGATATTAAAAATGGATTTAGACCTAAGTTTGCAAGAGTTGAAACTCTTTTAGACGCTCAGGAAACAATTAATGATTTAAAAGTTCTTAATACTACAAAAATAGATATTCTTGAGAACCCAAAGTTACTTAGCAAGAAAAACATAAATCCTTTTAGTCTTATTCAAGACATATTTCCTTATGTAAATAATTTTGGAAGAAAAATGATGATGGGTAGAACGAAAGTAATGCCTAAAAACTTAATGACTTCAGATATATTTTTGGGTGCTATTTTTAGAGACACCTCTAAAGGAAAGCCATTTATTGATTTAGTTTCTGCTGCAAACAGAAATGTAGCAAGCGCAATGAACACTTCTGCAGAGTTTGTCAATCAAGATGCTTCTCTATTTAAAAACGAAATTAAAGCATATAACAAAGCTAATCCTAAAAATAAAATTTCTACTGATTTAAGAAATTTAGAACTTTCTTATGAGATGCAGGTTTTAGCTCATTTAAGAAGAAAATCTGGTGAAATAGATGAGTCTACAGGATTAGATACAGAATTTCAAAGACAAAAAAATAGTTTATTTAAAGAGTTAGAACTTAGAAAACAAGAATACGAAGACAATCCTGACAATATAACTGAGGTGAAATACAAGCAATTAAAAGCTACACTAGAAAGTTTAGGTTTGGATAGTGCTTTGTCTTATAAAGACGTGTCTAGGAACGCCAAACAACCTATAGTAAATGCTCTTAACAGGCTTTCAGAAAGATTTCCTCATCAAGAAGCTAAACAAAGAAAACAAGACTATGAAGGAAAAGATACTTTTTTTGTAGACGGAACCTATGTCCCTAGTTTTAGAACAGCTGATAACGGTCAAGAGTCAAGTGACGCTAATAGAATAAGAAACAAAAAAGGAAGTGATTTTGGAACTTTTGCAGGAATTCTTCAAGATGTTACAGAAGATGATACACTAGAAAATTCTAGACTATCTTTTGGTAATTATTTTGAAAGAGCTTACCAGCAAATGCAAGGTTCTTTTATTGACATGAATTCTAGACAAGACTTTGAGACCATAGATATGATTGTGAATTCTGATGGCTTTAAAGATTTATTTACAAAGGAAGGTAAAGATTACGAGAGCGTAAAAAAATATTTTGGATCTAGAATGGAGATTTTTAATTATATGATTTCTCAAGGTCAAAATGTACAAATGGATTTTGGTAGTCCAGACCTACTAAGCACGAGTAAAAAAGTAGGGCAAGCTTTTTATTCTACTTTATCTGCAATAGGTCTTTCAAGATTTAATCAACCAGCTTCGCAGTTTTATAGTGCAACTACTGGTACTATGCCTATGTTAAATGATTCAAGAGCCAGAAATCATTTGCAATTATCTAACGCAAGGTTTTTGTATTCTATGGCAGGCGTTGGAAATGGTCAAAAAACAGCTAAATATGCTCAATGGGCAAACAACCTTATAAAAGGAGGTCAACTTTCTAATATTTACAGTCAATCAAGAACTGGATTGCGTAATGCTTTAAAAGCTGAATTTGCTATAGGAGAAAACACAAAGCTTCCGCTTGATTATTATGTTAGCAAATTCAATATGAATGCTGACCTTTTTTCTGATGAAATGAGAGGTCTTCAATATACAGTAGACGGGGTTTTAGATGTGATAACTAAAAGCTCAGAGCTTTCTCTTGAGTTTTTCTTAGCCAATGCGGATAGAGCTGCAGCAAATTCTGCTTTTGAAGCTCATTACTTACAAAACAGAATAGATCAAGGCGCTATTATTCCTAAAGACATATCAGCTTGGTGGAAGAGAGAAAACGAAAACCCAAACACGGAAGCTATTGAATATGCAGATAGGAGAATAGCTGAAACTATGAGGCAAACAGAACCAACTTCTGAAGCTGAATTTTATGCCATAAACGCTAAAATAGGAACTAAATTTGCTCAAAGAACAGTATTTCCTTGGGGTAAATTTATGTTAAATGCTAAAGCAAATTTTGCTAATCAATACGCCAGGTCTCAAGACAAGAGTCTACCAGAGTTGCAAAGACAAGAAGCTAACAAAAGAATGAGGGGTATAATGAATGAAGTTGCTGTATTCAACGGAATAAAACTATCCACAGGAAGGGTTACAACTATAGGTTTTGTTGGAGCTGCAATGATGCAATTTGGAGTAGATGAAGATGATATTGATAGATATGGTGGAATCACAAAACTTATTGGTGATGCTTTATTACCGATAGAAGATCGTGAATACGAGGAACAATTATCTAAAATACCTAGAGGTCAAAGAGAAACCTTAGAGGGTTTTAAAGCTTCTTTTGATGAAACAGCAACTGGTTTAGACTACACTCTTTTAGAGCTGTATAAAACAACTATGGAATATGAGAATAAATATAAAGTATCTCCAAACTATAGTGTTTTATTGCAAATGGCAACAGATATGTTTAAAACAACCTTACCTTTTGCTGCTCCAGATCCATTGTATGATGTAGGGTTTGCTGTAATGAATGAGTTACTAGGAGAAGAGGTTATCCCAGAGTACATATCTTCAGATTTAGATAAAATGGGAACAAGTACTGACGAAAAAATTCTTCTTTTAAAAGAAAATTTAGGTATGTATAGTGTTGGTTTTGAGCAGTATGATAAATTCGCAAAAGCTTATACTCTGTACCAAGATCGTGTATTTAAAAAACCAGGTAGTGGAGTTTCAAGCACAGGGATAATAGAATATCTTGCGGCAGATACTCCTGCTATGCAAGAAAAATTAGACAATATTGTTGATTACCTTTTATATGCGAGGACTGCAAACTTACTTCTTCCTGTACCAAAAGGAGACATAAATAATCTTCTTAATAAATTAGAAAGACAGATAGAAGAGAATTTTACAAGGTCTTCGCCTTCGATAAAAGGTGTTAATAATGCCTTCTTTAAAGCTTATTTAGACTACAGGACAAAAGAACAGAATCTACCTGTTGATATGAATAATATAGGTGAATGGTGGGAAAAAGAACAGAAAAACATGGATCGTTCTGCAAAAAAACACGCTTTAGATGTAGTTGAGAATATAAGGAAAAACGCAGCGACGCCTAAAGATTAATAATATTTTTCTTTTATTATATTTATTACCTCTTGACAATCTTTCTGGTTTCTAGGTACAAATAAATCTGGAGACCAGCCTTTTAAGTTAAGGTGTCTTTTAAATAACTTCCAAACCATAGGAAATCTTTCATTTGGGTTTCCTTTACACTCTATAATATATCTTGGAGGTACTTGAGTATCAATAAAATCAGGAGTATATCTTATGGGTAATATTTTCTTATAACCTCTATCGTGTAAAAATTTCTTTTTAGGTGTTTTTTCGTAAGAAGAATGTTCGCTGAGAAATCCGTCAATGATTGTGAATTGATGTGTTTCGTATCCGTTACTTATTTCATTTGCTTTTAATAATAAATACATGTGAGACTCTAGTCTTGATTGAAATTGTATTCCATCAATAACTGTTTTAGTTGCTCTAGTTATTTGCTTGTTTTTTTTATATCTCTTCATCTACGTCCTCTAAATACATGTAATCATGTTCGTCCATATTATCCATTATATTAACTGCTTCTGGAGCGTTTTCTGCATAAACAGCTTTTTCTGAATATTTTTTTTCTATACCATTATCTGAAATAACAGGAATAAATTTTTTTAGATTGTTTAATCCCATCCAGTAAAGAGTTTCTTTTAGTTTGTTGTTTATTTCATATCTTCTTTTTAAATACTCCATTGACATTTTATTATCAATATAATATTCTTTAGAAACTAAATAAACATACTCATCTTTAGCGCTCACAATTTGAACTCCACCTTCTTCATCTACAGTAACGTATACAAAAGAATCTTTTAAGTAGTCAATTAAATCCATTTTACTTAAAGCTTCTCTTGCATAATCAAGATCTTCGTCACTTAATTCCTTATTTATAAAAAGCTTCTTCTTATAGTCCATAAACAAATTTAATAAAAAAACCCTAGACTATTTCTTGGCCGAAGTCTAGGGTTTATTATGAAAACAGATTGGGTAATCTTTAATATGATAAAGATACTTAATTATTCTCTTTGTGTGCCGTCTTCCCCAAAATCATAGTTAATAGTTACTAACAATAAATGAAGCTTTAAAGACCAAAATTGCTCATGTTCATTAGGCTCCCAAATCTCAAATCCTAAGATAATTCCTTCGTGAGGCCATCTGAAACTTAACGATAATAAATACCATCCTTCTTCCATATTAAAATATATGTGTTAATCTTGCTATCTGCCCAAACTCTGGGTGATGTAAAAACCCTTCTATTGCTTTTGGGTTGTGTTGGTATCCATTTCTGTGGTGCCAACTATCTGTTCCTGAAGGACTTCTTAAACTTTCTACAGTTACACCTGCATAATCTTTTGCATTTTTATGATGTACATGATGTGTATAAACGTATCGGTGACGTGATTGTGACCAGCTCTCTTTGGCCTCTACAGCCATAAGTAAAGGAAGATCATTGTTTTTAGCTCCATCACCATGTGTTGTTCCTATTAAGTTCTTACCATATTGGAAATATTTTCTATGGCTTATACTTGAATCAAATGTTACATGCTTACAATTTCTAAACCAGGTAGTGATCACATCGGCTAAAAAGAATCCATTTGTGTAGTCATGATTACTTGGGTTGTATGTTACATGAACATCAGCGATTGCTACAAGTTTTTCTATTATCTCTACATAGATAGCTTTTGCTTTTAAAAAACTTTCATACCACATACCATCAGTATCTTGAGGTGTTCCAGAGGTTGTTTGTCTTTTTGGAGTGTCTATGTGAAGAATGTCGTTACCTATTATTAATAAGAATTTGTCTATTTGAAATCCAGATGACTTGTCTAATATCCCTTGAACACCATCCCTAACTCTTTGTATTGCTATCTCTGAATCATAATCTTCTCCTGTCTCAAAAGAGGTTGATAATTTTCCAATGTGAACATCAGCTGGGTCAATCACTAAAAGATGAGGTTCTTTCAGTTTAGATCTTTTAACTTTAGGATAACTAGGGGAGTATAGTTTCATTTCATCTATTATCTGTCTAGATATATCGTTGTATGAAACTATTGTTGGTCTAACCTGTACGGAATATTCTTTAGTTTTATCCCAGTACTGGCTAACACTATTGAAGTCTATTCCTCTTTCCTTGCAGTATTCGTAAACACCTTGATGTCTTACTTGATTTAGTTTTTGTTGAGACTCAATGTCTATGTAGGCTCTAAATGTATTTCTACCTTGTTCTGTTTCTTTTACTTCTAAACCTAAAGCTATTGCTTCTTCTTTGTTTAGTCTAACTCTTTTTTTACTCATGGATCCATGGATTTTTTAAGTTGTCTTAAATCGTAAATTAAAGAATTTACTGTGTTTTTAGACTCTTCAAAATCTCCATCAAAAACATGTTCATAAGCGTCGTTTAACTTCTCGTGCATACGATTAAAAACATTGTTTAAATATACTTGACGAGAAGATGAAGCCATTATTCTTTGTCTAAATGATACAAAAATCTATCTCCTTCCTCTTTATTTATAGTCTTGATTGCCCTATAAATACATCTTGATTTTCTTTTTGTTTCCGTTCTTTCTTTTTTAGTAGACTCTAAACCTAGATTGGTATACAAACCGCAGTCGTATTCGAGTAGAGCGTCTATTTTTTTTCTATCAGACCATGTTTTGTAGCCTAAGATTTTATCAATAAATTTAATTAATTTTTCCATTTAAAGGTATTGTTTTAGATTAGGTCTAAAGTATTCAGATCCTTTCATAATTTTACCATCGTTTCTTCTTAAAACTTTTCCGTTCTCTAACTTACTCATGTTAGATTTATGAACCTCTTCGAACATGTCAAAGATAACATCAGACAAACCATGAGATAGTATAATTCCATATAATATATACATCATATCTACAACAGCATCTGCAATCTCTACAACATCTTTAGATTTACAGGCCTCTTTATACTCATTAAGCTCCTCCAACATTAACTTAAACTTCAGTTTATGATCTTCTTCGCTAATTAATGAAGGAGTTTTTAAAGTAGATATATTAAATACCTTGTTAAATTTCCTAACCATTTCAAGTTTTGAATCTTTAACAGATAATTCTTTTTCTATGTATAATGTTGCATCCATTAACTCTTCTTGAAGATGTTGTAAAAAATTATCAGTCACATTGTTATCAAGTGTCGTTTTATATTTTTCAATACCACGGATACTTCTGTCTGTATATTTGTTTTTTACACTTTCTACTATTGAATCAAACATTTTAATGAGTTAATTTTTGGTAATTTAAATCAATTTTCTTAAAAAGCCAAAGTTTTGTTAAATTTTCTTCGTATTTTCTTAATATTTGAGTACTTTCTAGTATTTTCTTGTGCTAAATGAACGATTTCGTGTATTATTCCGTCATCAGACAAACAATCATCAGAACTTATTTCTTTTATCCAACACATGTAAACTGCATAGTGAAGTATGTTTATAATGTCTTTTATAAACTCTTCATCAGAGTAATTTTTATACTTTAGGTAAGATGTCTCTAAAATATCTTCGTTGTAAATATATTTTCTATTCCCGATCTTGTATTCTTTTTGCAATTGTTTCATATAATTCTATTATTTTAGCTTGTAGCTGTTTTTGTTCAGTTCTCCAGTTATATTTCTCTTTACCTTTTTTCTTTCTACCTGCATAATCCACTTCAACTTTTAAGTGGTATTTGTCATAAACAACAGGATAAACTTTTATGTCGTTTTTTATGCAAATAGAAAGTATTTTATTAATATCCTTCATCTTGTATCAAAGATATTTTTACGTTGTCCCATTTACCACCTTTTAAGTCGTAGTCAACAAGAAAATCAATTCTTTTCTTCCATCTTTTATTCATTCTATCTTCTACAGTCCATATACCATTCATATCTCCTGCATTTTCCACACACACTTTTGCTCCAAAGATAAAACCATGTTTTTCTAAATCCCTACTGACAGCTATCCATCTGTGAGATCCAGGTGATTGTGAATCGATTTTTTTTAATGATGCAGTTGTTAAGTAATCTGCATTACATTGTTTTGGATCGGCATGGTAAATTGTTGCCGTAACCATAATTGCTAATACTATTGTTTTCATAATTCTAGTTTTTTAAATTCAACATCTAAACTTTTTGTTAATTCATAAGGGTTGCTTTTTTCTGCCAACCAATTTGTATTGTCCCAAACAGGTGAACCACCCCTTAAATCTGTGTATCTTCCGTTGTTCACATTCCAACAGTAATCTACGTGAGCTTGATTCTCTCCAAGATTTGCAAACTTTACTTTTAACACCTTAATCTTTACTGTACCTGCCTCAAAATCACGATGTACTAATATTCCATGAGGACTCATATCGTAAAATTCACCTCCACCTTTCACGTCGTAAAATGTTGGCTCAATCAATTTACCTTTATCGTTTTGAGGTTTTGTTGGGTGAGCTACAAGAATACATACAACGTCATTTTTTTTACAAAAATTATCTATTTTATTCAAATAAGCATTTGTATAATCAGTAATACTTAGATTCATATTAGATTTGTCTCTTATCTTATTGTATGGGTCAATAACAAGGCACCTTATACCAACTCTTCTTACAAGCTCTTCTCCTTTTTTTAACACCTTATCTAAATCAAATCCGTCTTCATAGTTAATAAAGCAAAAGTTTTTATTAATATGGTTCACGCATCTTCTCCATGATTGTGTTTTAGTGTCTTTATACTCTGGAGTATTTCCATACAGCTTTCTTATTAATTTGTCAACGTGTAGGTATTGCGGGTAGTTTTCTGTTGAAGCATAAGCTGTTTTCCATCCGTACATCATATTGTATCCTATAGTCATTTGGTCCACGAAGTCAGACTTACCACTACTTGGAAATCCAGTTACTACAACAAATTGTTTTGTGTATGTAGAGAATATAGAATCAAATCCATCTAAACCAATTTTAAACCCATTTTTAACACCACCTTTATAAAAATCATCTAAGTCAGCTTCCATATCAGAAACTCTTAATACATTTTCTATTGGGCATGGTATTGCTGTTTTTATCACATTTCTTAGACTTTCAGAGCCGTACTTGATTAAGTACTCATTTGCGTCTTTACAATCCTTTAAATCGCATAAATAAACCTTTTCTGAACCAAACCTTCTTATAAGTTCTTTCTTCCCGTTCTCACCAGCTTCGTCAGCATCAACACAAACGTATATTTTTTTCTTATCTTCAAAGTGATAATACAAATCGTTGAGGTAGTCTAAGTTTATTTGTCCTGTTGCTGTAAATCCATTTGGAACACTCACAACATTTTCAACACCAGCTTCTACAAATGAAAGGCAATCTATTTCACCTTCAACAATAACACATTCGTCTTTACCTATAATTGAATCCATGTTATAGCAAATCTTCTTTGCTCCTTTATACAACTTAAAGTTTTTCTGTGCATCTCTGTATTTTACATTCACTAACTTTCCCTTATAGTTATATTTAAACATGATTACATTCACCTCTTTACTAACTTGAGGCATATATTCTAGTCCTGCGGTCACATCTAACTTATCTAAAGTTTGGCTTGTAATTCCTCTGCTTTTAAACCATTCAATCATATTGTCTCCAGGCTTATTTACTTTTCGCAGCACAGGTGCTTCATAAGTGTATTCAGCTTCTTTTTCGTAAGTATGTAGCTGTAAAACCTCTCCACAATGCTGACAAGTTCCAAGACCTCTATTCCAATCTAACATCAAACATTTTTGAGTCTTTTTCTTTCTACTTGAAGAACACACAGGACATGTTGATTTTTTAGATTTTGTATCTAGCTTATAAACGTTGTAGTCTTTTATTTTAAATCCGTTAATGTCCATTTTGTATTATTTTAAAGTCAAATCCTGGTTGATCGTAAAATTTCTTATCTTTCTCTAATTCAGTTTTAGTTCCACTCTTGGTGCTTTGACCTTTCCATTTCCATTTGTAGCTTCCAGAGTTTTTTATAGCATCAACTTTGTTGTATTTAAGCCAATTTACAAAATGAGATTTATAGTCTTTTATTGAATTTTTTATTTCGTCAGTCATGATTAGATGATTGTGAAATGTATCTAATGCTTTACCTAAAGATTCTTTGCTTATTGAATTTTGCATACAAACAACTTCAGCCCAAGTTGCAGAATTAAGACAATCACTTAAAAATATGTTATTTTTATTTTCTTGTTTTATTATATTCTTATTTAACTCTGTCACTTGCTTGACACTTGTTTGTCGTTTGCGTGTCGTTTTCTTTTTAGTTTTACGCTCCTCAACTTGATAACTATCATAGTTACAGATAGTTACCTTAGTATATTTATTTGTCGTTTGCGTGTCTATTTCTCCTGTTTGTTTAAGCCTTTTTATAGCCGTTCTTACCTTTCTGATTGGTATGTTTAGATCTACAGATATTCTATTAAGAGACGTAATGTATTCTCCTTTAGCCACAGCTCTGCCCATAAACCTACAATCGTCGTAGCAGGCATTTAATAGTAAGTGTATGAATATAATTTTAGTATTGGAGTCCTTGTACCATTCCCAATCGAGAATCCTCCTGTGAAGCTTGATATACCCTTTCATTGTTTTCTTTTTTATTTGTTATAAGCTCATTGATAGTAACTGCCAAGTTATCAATAAACTCTCTATTTTCGTATAGTTTTTCTGTAATTTCATTGTATTTAGTTAAAAACACAATATCTTCTTCATGGTAAATTTTCTTTGCAATCTTTTTTTTGTACTTGTTTGATTCATCGTATCTGTATTGCTCATAATCGACAAAGTATTTTACTTCGTTTTCTATTTCACCTATATACTCTCTATATTCCTTGTCGATTGAAATCCAATCTTTAACTAATTTTGAGCTGTAGATTATAGTCGCATGATTGTGAGCGTTGCCACGACCCCTATACTTAGAGTAGTTTCCTATATCCTGTAAAGGAAGCCTTGTGAATCTAGTTGCTAAATAAAAAAACACTTTTCTTAAATCACACACCTCTCTTTTTCTTGTGTCTTGAAATATATATTGATTATTTACTTTGTGTTTTTTTTCTATAACCTCTGAGATTATATCAAGCACTTGATATTTGTCTGTTTTTGTTTTCATAGTTTGTAATTAAAACCCACCCCGAAGGGTGGGATTAAGATTTAATTAAAATGGTAAATCATTTAGATCATTGGAGTCGTTAGAATTTGAATTCGACTGGCTTGAACCACCAGAGTTATCATCTTCTTTAACGCCTTTTACGACCTTTCCATCAGTCCAAATTACAGACCCATTACCTAAGTAATGTTTTTCTGCTTTACTTGCTCTCTCGTCTTGATCTTGAGCAATTGTGATTGATACGTTTTTACCGAATCTTGATTCATCATTTACAGAGATAGTGATAGGTATGTAGCTATCTTTTTCTCCTTTAATGATTTTGTTTTTGTCGATTTTCTTCAACTCTGAAGCTTTAATTGACGCATTGATAAGTGTTGACATAGTTATGAATTAAAAATTAAAATTAAAATTATTATTAAAAATGTTTTTATAGCTAAACGCTCTACTTTTTCTTCAGTATTATATTTCGCCATACTTAGTAAAGTTTTTGAGGTCTGCCTCTTTGTTTACAAAATACTTTAGAAATTGAGTTTCCGCTGCTTCAACTTTGTAATATCCGTTATCATACGCTTCGTCTGATGTTTCAAATATTCCAATAAGTCCAGTACCTTTTTCTATTACTAAAAACTTCATAGGTTTCTGAAATAGTTTAGAGTATATAAACGCTTGACTATCGTAATTATAGGATCTAGAGCTGTTGCGAAAACTTTTAAGCTTTGAACATGTCTTAATATCATAAACAAAATCATCTGTAATGATATCAGCCTTACCTTTCCATGGGATATCGTTTTCTGTCATAAAACCTACAGAGGGTACTTCAAACTGTATATTTTTAGTGTTTAGCACCTCCTTGATGTTGTCATTTGACTTAAAAATATCAACCATATTTAGTATTTCGTCAGCCTCTTTTTGTAGTAAAATTATTTCTTTACCACTATCTAAAATTGCTTGTTTATAGATTTTAGTTGTGCGAGTTGATGACTCAATAGATTCCATGTTGTCGCTTTTACCAAACATAACCATTTCATGAAATGCCGACCCGTAGAGAAACGGCAATGATTGTGATTTAGGTTGGTGAAAACTATACGGATTGTTGATAAGAGCATCTATGTCTGAGTTTGATAAATACTTCTGACCAAACTCACCATAGTAATGCTTATCGTCTTGTAGTTTTTTGATTACTTTTTCCATGACGCATCCTTTCTTTTAAAGTCCTCACTTTCATCTTCACCGAAGACCCCTAGCTCGTAGAACCCTGTTAATTTTAGCACAGCTCTGCTCATAGCTCTCTTCTCTGCCATTTCCATAACATACCAGGTATTACAATTCCCGTCTCTGTGATTGGATCCTTTTAAAGCCGAGCCAAATGTTTGAATACTGTTTTCGCCAACAAGTGCGTTAGCTTTTACAACGCAAAAATTTGTTTCGCAGTTGATTACATCATAAGTAATTTTGATTTTTTCACTTGCTTGGATTTTATCAATCCCAGACCTTGTGATAATAATGTAGTGTTGATGTTTAAAGACATCGTCTTTCGATAAACCGTACTTTAAGTACAGTTCTTTTAATCTTTCTGTTTTCATTTGAATAGATTTAAATATTAATTAACAAATTTAGTCTTTTTCTTGTTAATATCCAAGAAATTCTTTAGTGTTTTTATAGTTTCAGAAGCAATTCTGTAGTGATATTGCTTTTCTTTGTCGTTATTTTTTATAATTGCAATTTGCATTTTCTTTTTATTGTTTTTAATGCGTTGCATTGAATTTAGCAGGAATAACTTGTCGCAAAAATCATCAATATCTCCTTCATCCAGTTCTTTTATTTCTTCTTCATTTAAGGGCCTGTAGATGTCTGTAGAGTTATCGAATATAAAGTGATCATTATCAATATTCATTATCGTCAAGCGTCTGTAAATGTACGTGTCGCCGTCTTTTTTGTTCTGCAACCTGCTTATTTTGTTGTTTTTTTTGTTTTGATAAATTTTTACAAACCTCTCAAAGATGTTTCTAGATCTATAACTCATAATTATAATTTTTTAGATTTATTAAAGTTTGCAATTGTGTAGTTTACTAGCTCAATAATGTCATCTGAGTAGTGTGTCGCGTTCATTTTCTCAAGCTCCTTTATATGGTTGTCTTGATCTAAATTAAATGCAGCACACATCATTTCAGTTTGTTTTTTTGCAAGCTTATCGATTAAGGAATAGGTTTTTTCAAACACTAAATCGTTTTTTTTGCAGCTTAGTAAATCTGAGTGTAAATAGTCTTTTGTTTTCATAATTAAATTGGATTTATATTAACAAATATAGTTCTTTTTTTGTTCATAACCTAGTGTTTTGAGCACAAAACTGCACTACATGAGGGTTTTTAACGCATTTCAGTCGCATCCTGTTTTTCAGTCGCATCTCAGTCGCATCTCAGTCGCATCCTCGGTGATTGTGAATTGTTCAAGTATGTTTGTGCTTATGTATGTATGTATTAATTTAAGTAAGGCGACTTTTTTTTTAGCCGCCTTTGTTTGTTATTTTTGTATTGTTTCTACTATTTTGCCACTTATGTGGTGTACTATATATGATCTGTTGTTTGTGTTGTCAGGATTGTAACAACTATCAATACTATTACCGTCATCGTCAATCCATACTGTTACACCACGTTTGCCAAGAACCCAACCGTTTTCTTTTCCAATTCTTTTCCAAAATTTAATTGCATCGTTTACTAATTTTTCCATTTGTTTAAGTTTAATTATTAATCATAAGAAGGGAACATATCTTCCCAACCGTCTATTGCATTATCATTATAATGCTTTTCTTTTTTTGGTTTATATTCATCAATCCATATTGAGTATTGCTCATTTGGAAATGTTTCCTCTAAATCTTTTAACAATTCGTTTGCTTGTTCTAAAGACAACTGAGTTGTGTGTTCTTCAGGCCAATTAGTCTCGTTCATTATTTTATACATAGTTTTCATGTTTTATAAGTCTAGGATTATTTCTGATAAATCAATAGCTCTATTTAAATTTTTATTCCATTTGTCTGAACCTTGAGATTTTTTATTTGTCTTGAACCATAAATCTAACTGAGTTAGTTCGTGTTGTGCTCTTTTTTGTGATTGTGTCATAATTTCTATTTTTAATTTAATTTTTTAATGTTAATTAAAAAAGGCGACTATGTATCGCCGCCTCTTCCTCCACACGAAAGGAATATACCAATCATAAGTATAATCCAAACGATATAATGTAATAGTGTTATTATGAATGCTCTTATCAGTCGAAAGTAATATTTTATGTTTTTCATATTATGATAAGAATTCTTCAAGTTCGTCAAGTGTTACGTCTTGGTGTACTGTATATTCAGTATCGTTTACAGTAATAGTTGTTGATTCTGATTTAAGTATATCTCCTTTGACTACACACATTACAGAGTCTTTGCACAATATCCAAGAGCTAATATAGTCTGAGAATACAACATCATCTGCATGTGCATATTCATCGCAATGTTCCATATGTACAAGGTCGTCAGCCTCATAGAATACGCAATCTCCGTCTATAGTTCTAACCATATCATCTCTGTGATAATCGTAATTACTCCATTCGCAATAAAATGTGTCGTCATTGTGATAGTAACCTTCTTCAACTGTGCCGCATTCAATATAACATACATCATCTTCATGATACCTATCTCCATTTACACATAATGTCCCTCCTGCCTCACCGCCGTCTGTAGCGTCAAGTGTATAGTTGTCGTAATTACTGTCATTAGTTAATTCTAGTTTTCTAGAGTACAAGTCTTCTGTATATTTGAATGTGTCCATATATGGCATATAGTCATTATTTCTATCAAGTGTGATAGTATAATTACCTTCAATAATTTCACCTACACTAGTCACAAATTCTGTGTCGTTTGAATAGCTTTGAACTTTTTTGTGCATATATCCATTGTTGTGTGCCCATTGTTTTAATGCGTTGATTGTGATTTCATTACCATATATTCTATCCATTATCAATGTTTTACAGTCTGTATACCATAGTAATGCTCTTCCTATAATACCCTCACTTGTATCAGCTATAACCATTTTGACTTTGTCGGGGTTGTCGACATATATATCAAAGAAGTCTTGACAAGAGTCATGTCTCATACAAGAGTTGCCAAGTGATTCTGTATTACCTCTTGCATATGCGTCGCAGTGATAATATGTTCTTATATCTTCACCTTTTACTATTTTAATTTCGCCTGTAAATGTATATTCAGCTTTTAGTAATTGTGATATATTTTGTATATCAGTCATAGTAGTTGGTGGTAGATTAGGTTGATTAAGTATAGCTCGTATACCTTTACCATATTTAATTTCTTGTCGCCTGTCTCTAGCCCATACAGTACCTTGTTCACTTTCAATTGTTCTACATTGTTTACCTTTTGGCAAGCAAGTCATTTTACCTTCTTTGTTGATTGTGAAGTTTCTAACAGTATCTATATGATAGTTAGTGTTATCAATTAAGTTTATTGTACGTCCAAGTTTATTTATACGCTGTTTATCGTGGTCATTTGCAAATATATTATCATTGCTTGGTCTCATTCTGTCAACAATTCTACCAATACGTCTTTTGAGTGTTTCAGACATCATTGAATATTTTTTACTGCGTTTGGAATTGTACATATTATATTGCAGTTTGACAATGTCATATATTTTTAATTTGTAACCTCCTAGGTCAAGCACATCTTTATACTCATCAATTTTGAAGTCAACTGAGTACATTATGCCTGTACTATCTTGAAATGTATTATGAGCTGTCAAATATTTAAAGTAAATGGATGTTCGTAATTTACCTACAATTTTTAGTGCTGTACGTCTAGCGAATTGTGTACTACAATCGCTTTCTTGAATTTTATATGTTAAGTTATACATATCTAATATTCTGTCAGCATGAACTCCTTGTGCTATAGTGTCACAAACGTCTAGTATTTTCATATGTAATAGATGATTACTTGTACCGTCTGGTGTTTTGAATGTTTTGATGTAATCATCATTGATAACATTGCGTACTGCGTCTTTTATTATTATATCTAGCATGATTGTGAATTTTCAGGGTTAGTAAATAGTGGATCATATCCAAGTTTTTCTTCTATTTCATCACGTACGTCGTCGTGAATTTCTGTCAGTACATCCAACTCGTATGCTGATATGTAATGTCCGCAATTCTGACACCAAAACGCATCTTCATACTCGTCATATAGCATACTGTTGTTACTGCATTCGTTACATTTCTGGTGTACTTTTACGTATCCTTCTTCACCAACATATCCTTCATCGTAATATGCTGTACCTTGTCCGTTATGGTCACTAGGTTGAGTCCAAGCTCCATATACATGTCTGTTGTAGTTACCTACACCATAGTTAAACCCATATCCTGAGTCATAGTCATGATAAGCATTATATGTAACACGTGAGTCTTTATCCATAGTGTATTGTTTCAGCTGAGTTGCTGATAGTATCTTCATACACATACTTTTGACTTTTTCTACCTCTGATATGACAATGTATTCATTGTTGCTATGTGGTTCATAGTAACCGCATGACATATTCGCAACTTGTATATCATGGTTTTCTGCTATTTCACCTACATCTGTGATACCTCCATTACAAGTAACGAATTTATAATCGTCAAGAATTTTTTGTATATCATTTATAAGTGTATCGTCACTTAGTTTAGTTCCTGATATATTTGTGACGAAGTCACCATAACCACGTCTATCACATTCTAATACTAAAGTGCTGTCATCAAAGAAGCTGAAGTCTGCATTTGAAGAACCAACACATCCAACCTCTTCGTCTAGGAAGAAGACTGCTTTGAAGTTATCAAATTTACGTAGGCAACATAGTGTAATATAAATACCAACTTTATCATCACCTCCAATACCAATTCTATGGCAATTTGTTGAGTCAATAGCAAACATTTTATCGCCTGTTCGTACAATACGTACATTGTCATTGATGTCATGTACAGTATCTATATGGCATACCATAGTTGGGTATAAGTTTGCATCACCCTTAGTCACATAGATGTTACCATATTTATCTCTGGTGTAACCAAGTCCGTCTTTTTGTAGTGTCTTGGTTATGAATTTAGCCATTCTGTGTGTTTTGTATGAGGCTGACTGTACTCTCATAATTGATGCTAAGAAATCGTTTTTTTTCATGTGGATTGAATTTAATTGTTAAACTGATTTTTAATTGTGTTATACATGAGTATTGCACATTCTTTGCGTGTTAAGTTTTTAGGATTCTTTGCAATGATTGTGAATACGTCTTCAATAGTGTCTGTACTAAGTAGTGGTTGCTTAGTTTCATAACTAAAGAGGTTACGTTTTTTGTCATTTAGAACTTTATCTATTTCTTTATTGACATCGTCAAGGGCTAATTCGTAACCATACTGTTTAGCCATTTGTACTAGTAGCACGTCATTGCTACCGTGGTTTGCTTGCATAAATTTATCAAGATATGTAGCGCTTGGAGTACCGACAATACTTTTTTTCAAGTCGGCAACTCTTTGTTGAGTAAATTGTTTGATTTGTATCATATTATTATTAAGGATTGATTGTACTATTTTCTATAGTTTTTTTGTTAATGATAGTTTGAAGTACTGCAATTTCATGAGTGCTTGTACCGTCACCTTTATGTGTAGTGGGTTTGCAATTATGTCTTACTAAAAGGTTTTTATCAATTCTTTTAGTCAATTGTTTTATTATGTAATTACTACTATACCATACCTCGTATTCCATATCTTTATCACGCATTTTAGTTTTGCTGATAGCGTATTTTTCATTTACTCTTATTAGTTTGTTGATGTATTTTTTGGCAGTCACATCGTCAAGTTGTTGCATTATCTTTGGGTGCTTGAGTTCTTGTATGAACTTTTCTTGTGCAATGTGTTCTACGCTTTTGCATAATTTATCGAATGCATTTTTACCATACAATTTTGAGTATAGTTCTTCGAAACCACTATACAATGTCATTACTCCATTTACATAGAATTCAATTTCTGTTTCACGTATTTCTG